TGATTTTGTTTGGCCTCAAACTGAGATTGCTCTTGATCAAGCTCTTTATCACGCAGCTCTACTTCCGCTTTTCTGATCTCTACCAGAGGATCTTCTGATCCCTGACCAATAGACTGTAAAAACTCTTCGCTAAGTTGCGCCATGATTGGTGCGGCAAATTGATCTAATAACATCTGTATTTGTTGTGCAGATTGTTGTTGTTGATCGACTGGCATTTGTTGCAGTTGTTGTTGCACCTGATTAATTCTTTCCATGGTTTCTGGAGGTATTTGCTCTTGCGCCATTTCGGCAGCCAAAAATTGTAAATGCTGCATCACGTGACTAATAACCATGGCTTGTATTTGCGGATTTTCTTTGACCACTTGTGTTAAAAATAAAGCCCTGTGCGTTTCTACGTGAGCTATATGGTTCTGACCTTCAAAAGCTTGCGCTGGCTGACCAATTAAAAACCCGCTATTTTCCAATCCTGCGTCAATAGGTCTTGGTGTTGTATCTGGTGGAGGTTGTAACAAAGCCTCGATGTTGTCTACTCCTAACGCGCCATACATGCGCCTGTACGCTTCATATATGCCGTTTGGACCATGCACTTGTGGGTTTGATTGCACCATTTGCAAAAGCTCTTGTGCAAGTGTTATCCGCTGACTCTGACTAAATATGTTAGGATCAGATACCGGGATAACATCAATGCGTTCATCGAAATCGGTTTGTTTGATTTCTCTAGGACCAGTGCCTGTTTCATAGGCATACTCTGGTGGCAGGAATTCACTAAATACCTTTGATAGTAGTTGAAACTCAATACGCTGCGCGTAGTGCAATCTTTTATGTATGGCACTCATAACCTTTGTGCCGCGCTCTAAAAGAGCCACAGTTGTGCCTACCGGCATAGCCTGATTCATATCGCCGACATTCATGTCAGCTATAGCAGCAAATCGTTTGCCTGAGTCGACCAGTATACCCAACAAGCTCATTAAAACATTGCTTGGCTCTTTAATAGGTAGCGGTATTAAGTTTTCGCGCAAGGATCCGCCCGTGGTGTCTATGTCTCTAAACTCACCCGGTTGTAACGGTTCATCCTCGTCTCTTATGCGCATACCTCTAGCTTTGAAGCCAGCCGGAAGATTGGCCAAGGTCCCTGCATCGATTAACTGTCTCAAAATCGAGGTAGATGCTTTTGATAAACCGCCAATCATGTGCGAAAGACCTAAGCCATAAAATCCTAACCCCGGCAAAAACTTGTATTGCACGAAGTAATTAATCTTGTTTTTGTAAGGATCGCCTTCTATGTAATTACGCCTAATAGAAAGGACGGTTTGTGACGACTCGTCTATTGTCACAATGTAGGGAAGTTTCAACCCGGTTGGGTTGCCGTCTTTGTTAAGATCTTCAAAGCCTGCAAGGTCTAAAATCGTGTGTACCTCGTAGACAGTGTGATCTCTATCTTCCGCGTATGAAGGGCTAAGGCCTTCAATTTCATCTATTTCTTTTTGTACTTCACCGTCATCTGGATCGTATGAGGTAGATTTTATTTCTACGTCAGCGTAAAAACCAGAAAGCTGTTGTTTCTTAATTTCGTTACGCGACATGCTTATTGCATGAGTGACTCTTTCCGCACTACTTATATCGGATGCCTCGTAAGGCACTATTAAATCTTCTGGAGACACAAACTTAGAAATGGCGCGGTTTAACACATTGTCGTAGTAAATCTTTTTAAACGCCGAACCTGCCAGTGGCAGATAAAACAACAACATGTCTAATTCTGGATCGTAGTCGGACATGACGTTCATGATGTAAAAGTTCATAAACTCTTGCACTCGATCTGCTTGCGCTTCTGTTTCTGCGGTTCTTTGACCTACAAGTTGCGTCTTTACCGGGCCTTTTGCCGGCAACATTTCTTTGTATGCTTGCGCCTGAAACTGCGTAACGGCTTCAGCAAGAATCGGATGTATAACTCCACTTGATCCTTCAAACGGCTCTGATCTAGCTTCATCAAATTTCATACCCAGATACTTCAGGCCTTCAATGTATGTTTTTTCCCATTCACTTCGTGATTCTTTATCGTGACGTATGCTAGACAGAATATCGCCTGATAAACTTTGTAGCTCTCTGTCATCTATAAACTCAACAAGGTTTGCGTCAAAGGCTGTTGGGTCAGCTTGCGGCTCTTCTGCATCAATTTCATCACCAACAAGAATTTCTTCTTCGGTAACTAATATTTCTGCTGCTTCACGGATTTGATCTTGTCTGGTAGGCTCTGGAAAAACTTCAATTGCATTGCCCCCCACATTAATATCTGGGTTGTCTTGTGTGCCTAATTGTCTTTTTTCAATAGCCATAATATTTCAGTTTAACACTTATTGCCGGTTTTAATAATAAACCATGCGTTTACGTGGTAGTAAATCTGCCTCCATTTGATAGTCTTCGTCTAACGATACGAATCCGCCTTGTCTAAATCTCATCAACGCCATTGTAGCAGAGTCACAATAGTCGTCATGATCGCCATATGGAAAAGATGCCATTTCTTCAATCACCTCATCCGCAAAATTATCTTCCGTAGCCCAAACCATACCTGATTCAAATATGGGCGCTACTGAGTTCATGCGTGCTATTTTGTCTTGGCCTCGGCTTGGAGTGTAAGATGTTACCGGGATACCCATACGTCTCAGTTCTTGCGTAAGTGGCGTACCGCTTGCTTTTGCCTCGATTAAAATACAATCTGGTTCCCAATATTTGTATTCCTCCCATGCTAGTTTTTTTAGCTCTGGGAAATCTACACGCACTCGTTTTGCATCGAGTAAGATAATTTGGTCAGCCTCGCCATCAGCTGGGCTGAATATTGCCCACGTGGTAATAGCTGAATAGTCAGCAGTTTCTTTTTTACTAAAAGCTGTATCGTAACTTTGTATCACGTAACTATAGGCTGGCACCTCGCCTTCCCATGTTTGCCACCATTCACGTTTTACTATAGATCCTTCTTCCGCTGTCGGGTTTTGTAACCACTGCGAGTTCCATTTTGATATAGGCAAAGATGCTTTTACTGATAACAGTTCTTCTTTTTTCCAAAACTCTGGCCAGAGAGGTGTATCAGATTCAGGCATAATTGCAGGAAACTCCACCACCTCCCATTGATCAGCGTTTTCTTCACCTTGCTTTTTCAGGACCTTGCCAACCAAGTCTTTAGTAGACCAACGGGTCATTACAATAATAATGATCCCACCCGGTTGCAGACGTTGTCGCGGACCAGATGTGTACCACTCGTAAGCGCTTTCCATAGCTGTGGGTGACATGGCATCTTGCTCTGAATGCGGATCGTCAATAATAAGTAAATCTGCGCCTCGACCAGTTATCGCACCGCCGACACCAGCTGCGAAGAATTCACCCTCTTGGTTACTGGTCCATCTACCGGCCGACTTGTTATCTGCCTGTAGTTTTAAATCTGGAAAAATCGTGCTGTATTCTTGGCTGTCAATTATGTTCCTGACTTTACGTCCAAATCGAACAGCAAGCTCAGCTGTGTGAGTAGTTTGTATTATTTTAAGATTACCGCGCAAGCCCATCATCCAGCTAGGAAAATAGGTACTCGCAAACTCTGACTTAGAGTGCCTAGGGGGTAAGCAGACTATAAGTCTTTTAAGTTTGCCTTGCGCGATACGGTTGAATTTTTCACCGATTATTTTGTGATGCCGACCTTCTATAAAGTCTGGCCACAAATGTTTAATGTAACTAATAAAATCTTTCTGACAAGCATCTTGTTTTTTTAGCTGCTCAAACCGATTGAGCAGAGCAACAGCTTCCGCTTGATCCTGCTGCGACAGGATGTCAAAGTCTTTAAGAGAAAGATTCTCCATCAGACTTCATACCAATCCTTTTCCTGCCACATAAGCGCTTCTGCTTCTCTGCGCCTTTCCAGTCCGGGTAAAACGACTTTTTCACCATTGACAGTGCCTTTGTTCCATCGGCGTATTTGTGCTGGTACTTCGTTGTATTTTCCTTCGTTTAGGACCCGCCTTAAAGTTGAGCTAGAAAGCGAACCACTACCTAAGTTGTAGGTAAATGAAACTAAGCTATCGAATTGATGCTGCTCTAGCGGCACCTCGATTAAGTTATTTACATAACCTTCGTACTCCTGAAGCTCATGGTCTAAACGTGCTTCTGCTTCTTCCACAGTCATTGTGGTGTGTTCATCCACGTCTTTAATAAAACCATAGCCACAAGTCCAAATACCTACCGCATCCTTATAAGAATGGCAAACACCATCCTTTTGCGGACAGCCCTCAAACTTTTTAATAAGGGCCTTGCCCTCTTCACTAATTACTCTCATATCCTTCATATTATTCTCCCCATGTGCCGTCGTCTCTGACTTTGGCAAGTTTTTTACCGCCAAAATACTCAACGGCATGTCCTTCGTTAACAAGTGTTTTGCAAATGTCAGCGCCGTCTTGATCATACGGTATACCAAGGATCCTGCCGTATTTGCCTTTGCCAAGCGACTTGATCTTGAATCTTCCAACGCATAACTCCTGTAGTCTTTCTTTTGCTTTCAGGCCTAAAGCCTTTTCTGCAAGATTTCTTGTTCTAGATTCGGGCGTGTCAATTCCGTGAAGGCGTACACGCTGTTTTTTTAAGTTTACATCGAAGCCAAGCCGAAGCGTTATATCAATCGTGTCACCGTCGATTACTCTTTCAAGCTCTGCCTCATAAACGTATGCTTCTGGGGCATCACTCATCTGACTTCTCCTTTGTTTCTAAATCTTTATCCTGCTCTCTATAATACTCTATTATGGCCAACACGTTAGTAACGTATCTTTTTAGCTCTGCCATATTCATGCTTAAACTTTCATAACCTTGAGTTGATAAAGCGTAATAGGGTTCAGCAGGCGCCTTGCCTTCTTCTATAAGCTGCAAATATTCTTCCATCAATTCAGGCGTCAACACTCGCCATTGAATATCTTGTAAATTTACCTCTAAAGGCATCGGAGGGTGATACATGGGAGCAGGCAAAGTTATTGTTTTGACTTCAACAGGTGCAGTTCTCGGTTGGAACAATGAGCAGCCGCTTATAAAAAAAACCAAACTAATTAGTAACAGGTGTCTCATCTTTTTTCTCAAACATATTTGGATCTGTCAGGTCCAAAAACTCCTGTTTCACTTTTGCCGTGCCTTTGTTAATTACTTTTTCTATAAGTCCCGGCTTAGACATAGCTAAGTTATTGAGGTTGTGTTTTTGGAAAGTATTTCTTAGTTGATTGACCTCGCGCATTGCTTCCTGATTTTGCGCACTTAGTTGATTAATTTGCTCTGTAGTTTCTTTTTGTTTGGCAAGGTAATTATCTATACTGGCATTTTGTTCTTCTATTTTGTCTTCAAGGATAATAGCGTTTGCTTTTAACGTGGCAATTTCTTTCGCCTGCATCTGTACGAAAAACCACAGGCCGGCTGTTACTATCAGGAGTAATCCGGTAGAGACTGCTGCAATTTTGAATCCCATGTATATACCCTTAAGGCCTCGCTTTTACCTTTTACGTTAATCGGTTCCAGAGATTTTAACAAATATTTGCACTTTTGTGCAGTATTGTGTCCAATTAAAATATCTACGCCTGCTTCTTTCGTTGCGCTTTCTAATCTGGCGGCTACGTTCACGGCATCACCAATAGCCGTATAATCGAATCTTGTGTTCGATCCCATGTTACCAACCACTGCATCGCCGCTGTTAACGCCCACACCTATTGCCACTTCTACCGGGAGCTTTTCATTAAGCTCTTTAACTCTTTTTTGTATGCGTATGGCTGCTGCTACTGCTCTGTTTTCTTGTTCTGGAAGATCCAAAGGCGCTGAAAAAATGGCCATGCAAGCATCGCCGATAAATTTATCAATGCAGCCACCGGCACGTTGTATTTCTTCTACTTGGACCGTCAAAGTAGCATTCATAACCTCAGTTACCTCTTGTGGAGACAATTTTTCACTTAATGATGTAAAACCACGCAAATCAGTGAACAAAAATGTGCAATATCTCGTTTCACCGCCTAATTTCAACAAATCTGGGTCTTTTTGAAGTTGTTTTACCTGTCTAGGGTCCAAATAATGCTCAAATTGCTTTTTAATTTGCTGTCTAAGGCGGTATTGAGTGCGAAAATTCAAATAAAACGCCCCTGAAGCTGCAAAAAACTGCGAAATCAGGCTCCAAGTCACGTCTAAAAGCACTCCAGACTGTATTAGGTAGACTCCAGAGTACGCTGTAAGGCCGAATATTGTTAAAAATGAGGTTATACCCCAAGTAACACCAAGTTGGGTCACAAACAACCACACAAGAGCCACAGAAAGCACAAAAATGCCTAGTTCCGCAGCGGACGACCAGTCTGGTATGCGGGGGCTGTCTTGTATCAAGATCGATTCAGCTAGTGCAGCTTGTATTTTGTGTGGTTCCAGCAATCCAACCGGGGTTGCAAGTTGCGGCATAATGCCCATAGCATCGGTGCCTATAAAAACAAAACGATCTGTGACGTCCATCTCTGATAAATTTGTTTGATCGGTCTTTACCCAGCTAATCCACTTGCGACCAAAACTGTCAGTAGGTACTGGTGGCAGACCCTGCACTACGACTTCTTGTATGCCATTTTCATTGGTTTTAATTATGTAGGTATCTGATTGCGCCAAGACTTTTAAAACCTCTGTGCCAAAAGCAGACACCCAACCATCTGGGGTTTTCATAAGTAGAGGCATACGTCGAACAAGTTGATCGACATCTACCGGAGCAGAAGCAATGCCTTGCGAAGCAGCATTTCTCAAGATTTCTATATTTTGCACGACGCCAGACGCAGGGTAACCGCCAACAGGGTCGCCCATGATGACAGTGCCTACGGTAGCTGGATAACCGCTACCGGGGTTTTCGTACATGGCAAGAATACTGTTACGACCTTGCAAAGATTCTGCAAATTTTTCGTCACCGTTCATTCGGTCTGGTTGTGGAAATGCTACAGTCCACCCAACACCCAATGCGCCACTATCTATCAATTCGTTTTGTATTTCTGCAAGCCTAGCTCTAGGTAACGGCCATCCGCCTTCACGCTCTATGTCTTTTTCAGTTATGTTGAGAACAACAAAATTACCTGATTGTGGTTTTTCAGTAACCAAAGCATCAAAAGTTTTTAACTTTATAATTTCTAAAGCCGACCACTGCATTATAAATGGCAGTGATAATACAAACACCACCGCTATAGTTTTGAGTGATATCTTCATCCTTGCTTAATTTTAATCACGGAGCTGCCGCCACCGTTGATCGTA